AAGGTGAATAAGGCCAAAAGCATAAAAACCAAAACCGGGGATATACGAATAATGAACGAAATGATTGCGTTTCTGCTTGGTATCATCTGACGGCTCCCAGTTGCGCCGGATAGCCAGTACTGTCTGAGTACTCTTTTCAATCGTCACTACGTAAGGCAGGGCTATCCCGGTCTTCTTCCTTCCATCTTTATCCTCATACCCAGGCAAGTCCAGGTATACGTGCATCTCAAGAAGCTTATAGCGGTCGTCCGATGAAGCTCTGAAGCCCATCTTCTCCGCAATAGTCCTCTCCACCTCATCAAAAGTATCCACAGGCTCGCCAAGGTCTACATCACGATAGAACCCAGCAACCTGTAGCCTGCGAAGCTCGTTCTTAGTCTTGCGCATAACATGCGTCACGCGCTCCGCAGTCTCGATATTACTGGCCCCGTAAGGGACAACGACATCCTCTGCCGGAACAAACAGCGCCGTCTGCCGCTCCAAGCTGGGGTCGTAATAAATTTTCTTAAAGGCGTTACCAGCCAGCCCGAGGCCCCAAAGCATCCGCTCATGCTCTGGCCGATATTCAATCATCTTCTCAGTAAGCTGGTAGTTCATATCCTCGCGGACACGGGCTGCTGCCTCAATCGTCTCGCGAGTCTCTTTACCAATAATCTCAGTTTTCACGGGACCACTGGCAGGGAACGTCTCCATCATGGTCTCGGCTTGGAACTTGACGAGCGTTTCCGAAAGAATGGGGTGGTACACCCCGCAAGCCCCCGGCCATGGCTCGGTGCGCTCTTCGATCTTCATGCCAAGGAGTTCAAGCCCATCGACATAGGTCTGAATCCAATCCTTACGGGAACTTGTGTCTTCTTCAAAATCCCCCAACAACTCGTCAGCGAGCTTCTCTAGCTCGTCTTCATCCATGTCTTCCGCAAGATTACTGGAGAACTCTGAATCACCATCAGGCTCAATCTCGATCTCCATATCACCCATAGTGATACCTACCCGCTCCGGGTCTTCGATCTCAATTTCGATAGCAGGTTCATCACCCATATCTAAGCCGCCAATAATACCAAGTGGAGCTTGGTTAAGAGCCTTGTCGATTGCCATCATTTTTCCCTTTAGTAGTAGCCTTCTTTACGCCGCCTAAAGAACATGGGCTCGTCAGGTTCGTCTAATTCCGTTCCAATATACCCGCCCGTTCTAAAACGCCTCAAAGCCAACGTCACTGAGTCCACGTAGTCGTCGTGCTCTCCCGCAGGAAACTCAGCTACCTCGTTTATGACTTCTTCAGCCCAGTGCGTAGCAGGAGCCCATACCCTACCACTAGCAAATAAATCAGAAACAGCATTTAACCGTGTGATCTTATCATTTCCCTTAACAGGTGTGAACTCCTGCACAGGGATGCCCATTGCCCGCATCTCATAGATAAGCGGAGCGCCTGAAGCCTTCTTTTCGATGATCACGCTGTCGGGTTGCCAATCCTTAAACTGCTCCACTGCTACCTGTTTCAGGCGGGGAAACTCCATGCGTTCCCTAAAAGCGTTAAGGAGAATGATGTTGGCCTGCGGTAGACCCGTGTCGTCCTCCTTATAGAAGACCCCCCACGTAGTTAGTGCCGAATAGTCAGCCCGCTGACTCTTTTCAAACGCCGTATCCCACGACATGAGGACAAACTCACAGGACGGGGGGCGCTCCTTCTCCCATATCTGCCACCACTCCCGCTTGACGATGGCGCTCGTCTCGGATGTGGGATTCTGCTGGTACTGAGCCATCCATTTGGAGTTAGGAAGCTCCTCTTTTAGGGCCGTAAGCTCCTCTAAACTCCAAAATTCCGGCCATAACGGCTTGCCGGTCTCAAATAGGGCCGGGAACTCAATGACCTCCCAGTCCTCTCCGCCCCGCTGAGCGGCGGCTTTGAGCACTTGCCCCGTTAGGTCCCTCTTACTCCACCTAGTCATAACTATGACGATGGCACCCCCCGGCTGGAGACGCTGCCTAGGTCCAGAGGTGTACCACTCATAGGTCTTATCGTAGATATCGGGGTTTATTTCGGCCAATGCGGCCTCTTGTTCCGAGTGGGGGTCGTCAATTATGAGCAAATCCGCGCCCTTACCCGTTACCGCACCCCCCACACCAATAGCGAAATAGTCACCCATCTGGTTAGTATTCCACCGGCCAGCCGCCTTTGAGTCCGCTTGCAGCCCTACCCCTGGAAATATGCGCTTGTAGACCTCTTGATCGACTAAGTTCCTGACTTTTCTACCAAATCCGACCGCCAGCTCTGCCGTATGTGAGGTCTGAATCACCTTTTTTGCTGGGTATTTGCCTAAAAACCATGCCGGGAGGAGGTAAGAGGCGAACTCGGACTTAGTATGGCGGGGCGGCATGTTGATAATCAGCCGTTTTAGCTCCCCGCTAGCCACCCGCTCAAAGGCAGCGGCCATCTTCTCGTGATGCCTACCACTGATAAAGCTGGGCCAGACCTCATCTACAAACTTAATGAAGCGCTCCTGGCACAGTTTTCGGGACTTTAGCTCCTCCAGCCGCTCCAATTCGGCTAAAAGCTGCTCTTGTTCGGGGGTAGACAGTAGGGGGAGGATAGAGGGGATGTCCTTCAGCGAGACAGAATTTACCCAGTCTTTGCCCAGCGAAGCATCCTTTTTGACGGAACCAACAACCGTCACGCCTCCTCCTCCCCGTCTGCCTCCTGCGTAACCGCAGGTCCCTCATCGAAGCGAAGCTCTTCGTCCAAGTCTAAATAAGTAGGTGTGACATCAATGACGTTGGCATTGAGCAGCCTCTTGACCCGCTCTTTGATAGCTTCTTCAAGGTCTTCGGGGCTCTTGTAGTTTATCGTTACCTCACTGCGCTCTGTGAACAGCCCGATATCGCTGTGTTTCCCTAGTAATTCCAATGCCTTAAGCTCGTACTTAGGGTCGCCGCAGTCAGCAATCTCCATCAATTTGTTCGTTATGGCCGCTCTAGCAGCGGCAACGTCCAGCCCTAAAGCCTGCCCGTATGCTTTAAGAAACGCCGCCGCCGCAAAGGCGGTATTGGGCGACGTAAGCTCCGTGGCTTTCTTGTTCTTAATGGCTTGATCTATAAGGGCTTTTTGTTTGTTTGCGTCCCGCTCATCCAACTCAAGCGCAACCCCCATGTCGTGCTGAAGCTCCGCTGTATTGGCAGCGGCAGCTAATTCCTCTATATAATGTAAAGGTTTTTCATCCCGATCATCATAAGGTATCGGGTGGTCTTTGTCGGGGGTAATCTCAACAGTTGGCATGTAAGAGACAGTTTGGGGCCTCAGTGCCACAACATATAGATAAAGCTTGAAAAAAAGACAAGCCTAGTGAAAAGACAGACCCTGTAAGATGCAAAAGAAGCACCAGTCTCTACTGGAAGCCGTAACCCAGTCTACAGTAGGGTTATTCATATCGTGGACATTCACTTACTTTGCTCTTCCCCTATTCGGGCTGTACCCATCCGTAGCCGACACAACCTTGATCTCCATTATGTTCTTGGGCCTCTCTATCCTACGCGGGTATCTACTGAGAAGGTTCTTCAACTGGCTGCAATGAGGTGAGCAAAGTACTTAAACGGGTAAGATCATGGCCGCTAAAAGCTTTACGTTGGACGAGCATAGGGAAACGCTTGCTATTTACGCAGCAAACGACCGGAGCATAACCAAAGCTGCTGATGCGCTTGGTATACCTAGAACTACATTTTCCGAAAGAATAAAAAACGCTCGTCGCATATTGGAAAAACACGGCGAAACGCAATTTGAAGTCACTCAGCCACCGGACGAGAAGATGCCGACTGAGGAACTTGTCGAGTGGCGAAAGAAGCAATTTGAGCGGAAAGCTAGGAACAAGGAAAGCATAAAACTTTTAGATGTGAAGGTAAAAGTAGACGGCCCTATTGGAATTGCTCATTTTGGTGATCCGCACGTCGACGATGATGGAACCGACATTGGGCTTCTCGAACACCACATGCAAGTGTGCCGGGAGACACCGGGGTTCTTTGCTGCCAATCTTGGCGATTTGCAAAACAATTGGGTTGGCCGTCTAGCTCGTTTGTGGGCGCAACAAAGCACTAGTCACGCTCAAGCGTGGCAATTAGTCGAGTGGATGCTGAAGAGTTGTGATTGGCTTTATTTAGTTGGTGGTAATCACGACGCATGGTCAGGAGAGGGCGATCCACTAAAGTGGATTATGAAGAACGCGAACACGGCCTTCCAGTATCACGGCGCTCGCCTTGCTTTGCGGTTTCCGAATAAGAAAGAGGTCAGGATTAACGCCAGACACGATTTCAAGGGGCATTCTATGTGGAATCCAGCGCACGGCCCAATGAAAGCGGCACAAGGCGGCTGGCGCGATCACATCCTCACTTGCGGCCACAAGCACACTTCATTTGTCGCCGGTCCTCTCAAAGACCCCGCCAACGGACTCTTGTCTTGGGCGATACGGTGCGCCGGTTACAAAACTTATGACCGCTACGCTGAAGACCTTGGGCTGGCAGACCAGAACGCCTTCCCCACTGCCGTTACGATTATAGACCCGCAGTTCGGTGACGACGATCCAAGGCTGGTTACTGTTATAACTGACGTTGATGAAGGTGCGGAGTTCCTTACTTGGAAGAGAAAGAAGGCAGGGGTCTAACGTATGACAACCGTAGCATACAAGGCTGGGGTTATGGCTTCCGATTCCCGCTGCACGGACGATGCGGGCGTCTATATAGGCCGCACTCCGAAAATGTATCGCCTCGCAAATGGAGCTTTACTTGGAACCGCAGGTGACGCTGACGCTCGCTGCGTGCTTGAACTCCTCAATAAAAGTACTGTGAAGAAGCTGCCGACGAGGAAAGAGCTTGCGGCGCTAGAAGTAGACTTTCGAGGGATTCTGGCTTTTCAGAACGGAGCCGTGTTCTACGTCGATATCTACGTCTGGGAAATCGGGGAAGCTAGTTGTCAGTGGGATGCGCAGGTGTACGAGGTTGATGAAGGTATGGCTGCAATAGGGAGCGGGGAGCAGTTTGCGCTCGGCGCAATGAGGGCGGGGAAGAGCGCTCGGGATGCTGTGGCGATTGCTTGCCACTTTGACTCCTTTTCAAGTCCGCCAGTTAAAGTCATTACGGTTAAGGAAGAAAAGGCACCTAAGAAGTAGGGGGGAAATAGATGGTGATGTGGTTACTGCAAGTTACGGGGGCGACCCTTAACGATCTGATATTTGTATCCTGGCTTGTGGGGTTGAGTGTGGGAGGGGTCCTAGGGTTTGTTACAGGGGCCTGGCTGGAAAAACAGGTGCGAGATGTAAGGGGGGCGTACTTCGATGACTGAAAGAGACATAAAGGCCATAATCGAAGAACACAGCGTAATAATCTTCAGCGAAAGTATGCGGGGGATGATCGAAATGCGCGTGGACGGGGGGCAGGCGGCGAGGAAAATTTTGGTAGGGTTAAAACAAAAAGAGGACGTTGATGCTACCGAATAGAAGACCGGCTGAACACTTCACTGTAGGTCCATTTGTAGTCACAGTAGGATTCAACCCTAACACGGGGAGTCCCTGCGAAGTGTTTATATCCAGCCGGGGTAAATCAGGGACCCAACTAGACAACTGGCTATACGAACTAGGGGTTACTACGTCAAAGATCATGCAGGGAGAACGCTACATTAAGCCCCCAGGAAAGCATGATAATGAGGTAGACGAAGAAGAGCCCTAGCAAAAAAGGCCGATTACGACCCCAACAGCCAGGGCTCCAAGGATAAACATCCAAGCCCGCTTGACGTTACTTACCCAGTTGAACGCATCGTCTAGCTGCGAACCGATTTCGTGGCCCTTACCCTTAGCACCCTTACCAGCCATACCGTCTCCTATAATATACCCACCCCTACCCCGCTGCGTCCGGGGGGGACCGCAGCACCTGCAAATGAATACATACTCCTAAAGGAAACGGGACTCCAGAAAAAGATGACGGGGGGGTTTGCTAGGTTGAGGGGTGGGGGTTTGACATTGTTATAATATT